ACGGTTGCAAAGCGAATGTTTGTCCAACTACTAACTTCTCTTCTGGTATAAGAATTGATGCTGATCCAGCTTTATTATTTCGTCCTTATGACGTAATGAATCCTGCTATTAAAATATACCAGGAAATGTCATCTGCTGTATCGGAGATGTTCGGTCATTGTGTACGTTACTTTAAAACTCAAGCAAAAATCGAATCGGCTGATGCAGTATTAAAGGAATATTCTTTATACGAAGTTACCGATGTTAAAGACATTAAAGTCTTGGTTCCTGACAATCAATTTCCGGATAATGCAATTCGTTTCCTTCCTTATGATATGGATTTTGGAGATGGATTAGAAATTCATATTGTTAGAGAACATTTTGAAAGAGCATTCGGTTGTGATGATCTTCCAGAACAAAAAGATTATATTTACTTTCCTCTTATCGATCGTATATTTGAAATACATTCAGCTTATCTGTTTCGTGATTTCATGGCTGCTGAATCTTACTACAAGGTTATGTTGTTCAAATGGCAAGATAAACTTAATGTTATGCGTACAAATCCAGAGATAGATCAATACGTTAATGACTTACACGAAAGTTTAGATGATGTTCTAGGACCTGAAATGCAAAGAGAATTTGAAGAAATTACAAAACCTCAACAATATACAACTATTGCTATTGGTGGATTCGATCATGTTCGCAGCCATATCAATGAAAAGCTACAAATCGAAACTAAAAATCTTTCAAATTACTTTACAATTGTTGGAAAATATTTCTATGATATGCCAAAGCAAATGAATTGGGGAGATATTGCTGTTCAATATAAATTATTAGTTGACCGAAAAGCAAATCAGAACACTGCATTTTCTATGTGGTTCAAGTCAACTAAAACACCTTTAACTCTAAATACTTATGATACTCTATTAGATGGATATAATACAACCGAAAATAAAGGGTATTCTATAAGGCTTAATTATGCTGGAGCAACATCAATAGCTACTACAGGAATAACACTTAAAATTAATGAACAAAACCTAGTTTTTGATAAATCATTCCCTGTTTTAAATCCTGACGATTGGCATGCTATTGTTGTTAATCACATGAATGAATATTCTCAAGCATCGGTACATATTTGGAAGATGAAACATAACCCAAATCTTCCACAAACAAATCAACCGAGAACAACAGATCTTCAATTAATATACACTCAAGTCTTAGATATTAATCCTGAAGAAGTTAATCCTACAAATACGATATTTACTCTTAGGGCTGGTACAACTAACATCACAAATGTTAGAGTTTGGAAGGAGTCGATGGAAGAAGAGAAACAACCAGTTACTCTCAATCAATATGTTGTTAGGGATAATGACCTTTCATTACTAATCGATAATGCTATTCCTCCATTAAGAATGGTTAAGGAATATGTTCGATAATTCATCGCAAGTTTATTTCATTTTTGAAACACGGGTAGGCAAGAAGTCATATAACCTTTACAAGGTGATAGGTTAAAATGATATAGTGTATCACGTTGACAGTTATACGAGCCCACTCGACATGACAGTAACATCCCTTAGAGATACATATACTACAAAGATAAATTAATATGGAAAATAAAGATAACCCGATTAAGAAGAGTATCGATGAATTATTAAATGATGATGGATCGAGTTTACCTATTCCTATGGAAAATGGATTGCCTTCTTTTCAAGTTGCTGGTGAGGCTGTTGATTATGATGAGATGAAGATTGAAGCTTCTAATGAATCAAAGAAGTTAATGAATTCCCTTTTAAAATTCTATTTGTCTAATGAGTTAATAGAGAAAAACGAATATATTAGAGCAAAAGCTAAAGTTGATATGATGACTCAAGCAGGTCTGATTAAACAACTTCAAGTTTCTGAAAGATCGATTGATACTCTTATGAGACTTATTGATAGCGGTGAAATGACTCCTCGTATGTTTGAAGTTTTAGGAGGACTTCAAAAAACTATGTTAGATATTATGAAGCATCAAACTCTACATATGATGGCATCTGAAGAAAATATGAAGAAGCTAAAAAGAGATATTGATGTTTATCAAGATACTCCTGAAAAATCGATCAAACTTGAAGGTAAAACTGTTAGTCGAGGAACTAGGAATTTAATGAAAGAAATACAAGAAGAGCTAGGTAATAGTGAAGAATCTATTTCTGACGAAGATTTTGATTCGGAAAAACAAACTGATATGTAATGATTAAGCCAATAAAAGGTACTTTTAAAACCTTTCATAATTTTATTAAAATCACAGGTCATAGTGATAAAGAAATTGATCCTAAACAATTTACTCGAATTGATACCGAAGAGAAGGTTCTTTACCTAACATTCGATACTTGTCCAACTAACGGAGTAGATTTCGATACAATCGATTGGCTAATTGCTAATAAAATACCGGCAACCATATTTCTAAATATTGAATGGTATAAAACAAACAAATCGAAAGATTTATCTTTTTTAAAATCTTCTCAATTCGAAATAGGAGGTCATGGATATAATCATGTTCGTCCGTCTAGACAAGATCTTCGAGAACAAACATATGATATTGATTCTTGTGTAAACTTCATTGATAGTGAATTAAAACGAGAAGTAAAATGGTATCGCTGTCCTTATGGAAAACCTAATGAAGATACCATTAATATATTAGAACCTTTAGGTATTAGATATGCATCATGGGCAGGACATGTTTTTGATAAGACTGCACCAGATCTACCAAATCCAAATATTTTATCGATGGATTATATAAAAGACCATACGATAAAAGGTGATATTTGGCTATTCCACATCAATAAAGAAGGAATAAATACCTTCGAAATTCTACAACAAGCTTACAAATGGGCTATTGATAATGGATATAGATTCGAAAAAATGTAATTTATGTTTACAGTAAAAGAACACAAAGAAGATAATAAGGACGACGGCAAAGTAATATGGACAACTGAAAAGGTTAATAGTCTTCTTGCTGCGATTGAGGAAGGTTATGCAACAGCTGATCACCCATTTTATGAAGGAGATCCAAATTATAAAAAAGGAAATGTAGTTTTCGAATATACTGATTTTGAATATAGTGAACTTAAACGATGTGCTAAAGACATCATTTATTTTGCAAACACTTATTGTACGGTAATGACTGACGAAGGTTATCAAAAAATAACTCTTCGACCTTACCAGGAGAAAGTTCTTCGAGCATACCAAAACAATCGATGGAATATTTTCATGGCAGCAAGACAGATTGGTAAAACAATTACATCTTCAATATTTTTAACCTGGTATCTTTTATTTCATTTTGATAAAAACGTTCTTCTTATGTCGAATAAAGGAGCAACGACAAAAGAAATCATGGATAAGATTAAAGCTATCATGGAAGGTCTTCCTTTTTTCTTAAAACCTGGTGTTAATAAAAAAGATGTAATGACGATGATATTCGATAATAAATGTCGAATCATCGGACAAAACACTACCAAAACCGGTGGTATTGGTTTTACGATACATCTACTATTCCTTGATGAGTTTGCACATATTCAAGAGAGTATCAAAAAACCTTTTTATGAAAACGTTTATCCTACACTTTCCTCTTCGAAAATATCTCGTGTAATTATTACAAGTACACCAAATGGGTTCGATTTATTCCATGATCTATTTGTTGGAGCAGAAGAAGGCTCAAATGAATATTCTGCAATACGAGTAGATTGGTGGGAAGTTCCTGGTAGAGATGAATCTTGGAAAGCTAGAGAAATTGCCAACTTAGGATCTGAAGAAGCTTTTAATCAACAATACGGATGTCAATTTCTTTCTGCTTCTTCTTTATTACTTTCTTCTGAAGAGCTTTTACGTTTAGAAAAAAATGAAAAGGACTATATATTTCAAGAAATTGATGATCTCGATGATTTATGCATTGATTATTCTCAACTAAAATGGGATCCTGAATTTGATATATTAGAAATAGAAGATCCAAATACTTTCTTCTTATTTGCAATAGATTTAGCAGAAGGAGTAGGTAGAGATTATACAATTATCAATATTTTTAAAATTATAGAACTGAGTGAAATAGATATAGAGAGGATGCTCTCTCCAGGTTCAATGGTTGATTTCTTTGGAATAAAGCAAATTGGTTTATTTAGATCTAATCTTCACAACATAGAAGATTTTTCGAAAGTACTCTACACTTTAGCTGTTAAAGTATTCGATCAAGAAAACCTACGTATGATTATCGAGTATAACACATACGGATCAGAGCTAATCAAAAACTTAGTAACCCTATATCCAAATTCCAATGATTTCGACGAAGAAACAATCGTAAGATACAATCATCGAGTTGGATCTAAAATAAAACAACCAGGAATAAGAATCAATAAAGACACTAAAATTCTGTATTGTGAAAAATTGAAAAAAGTTATCTCTAACGGACAATTAATTCTTTCAGAAAAGAAAACTATAAACGAAGCTAGAATGTTCTCTAGGAACCCAAACGGAACATATTCGGCACAAACAGGAAATGACGATATAATGATGACTTCTGTTACAGCTTCTTCTTTTTTCGACACATTAGATTATTATGAAATTATTGAAGAATTCTTCGACACTCTTGATTCTAGTAAACAGAAGATGATCGATGGTATTTTAGATGCAAAAACCGACGACAGTGATAATTTTTACGATTTGATCGTATAAAACGTAAGAAGTATGAGGATATATAATTAAAAAATTAGAGTCAAATGGCACTATCACCAAGCTTACAACAATTCAAATCTTCCGGTGTATACCGTCTAGAATTTGATAAGAGCCAAATCACAAACATACCTTCAGAGACCATCCGTCTTATTATCGGATTCTCTAAGAAAGGTCCTTTTAACACTCCAATCTTTGTACAGGATTCAGTTTTCTTTAAAACTGTTTTCGGTGACATTGATACTGCATTAGAGAGAAAAGGTTCATTCTTCCACCGAACAGTTTTAACTTGTTTGGATAGAGGTCCTGTGATCGTTCTTAATCTACTTAATTTAGACGACACCCTAGATCAGAGCGCATTCCGCTCAATCTCAACTAGCTCATGGCAGGATAATTCACCTGTTACTGATGCTCCAGTTTCTAGCTATTTCAATAAAGATAAATTCTGGTTTACAGATGCTAATGCTTTAGTTGAAACTGCTGACAATACAGATTATCAATCTGCTACAAACCAAAGACTTCTTAACGTTGCTAACGTTGGAAGAAAAACCGTTTCAGTTATTACTAAAAAATCTGATATCTTAGGATTCGATGTTTTAGCAAAAGATTGGTTCGGTGTTGGTAAGGTTCCTCCTTACTTAAGAGAAAATGATTACATCTCTGATTACATGGTAGATGTAATTGTGGTTGAAGGAGATTTTTCAAATTATAATCTTCTTGTAACTGATCCAATTTTCGGATCTTATTTCGATATCAAAGGTCTTAAAAAGA